AGGACCAGGAGCTTTACCACCAGCTGTAACCAGTCTAGCACCCTTTTGTCTAATAGCTCTGAAGTCAAATTTAGGCTTAAACCCACCCTCAAAGTAGAATTTCATTAACACTTTGATAGCATCAGCCCATCCCATAATACTATCTTCAATCAGATAGGTTCTCTGTTTGTAGTTATCCTGTTTAATAATAGGAGGAAGTTTGGCAACATGGTGTTTCTGTACAGAGTATCCCACGCCAGAACCACCTAATAACAGAAACATTGTCTCGCTGAAGCTATATACGCTATCTATTGGATGATAGGCACAGTTATAACCTCTTGCATTATTAACTTCCATAGCTGGGCCTGCAAACTGCATAGCTCTCATAGAAGGTAACACTTTTCTATCCCTAATAAACTCTATAGATGCCACTATAGCATCTTTAAGCTGGGGATACTTCTTAATTAACATGTTTTGGTACCTGTCAACAATCTCGTTCCAGGTTTCTCTTCTCTTCTGATTTGGTAGGTATTTAGCATACTTACTAAACACTGTAATTTTCTGCAGCGCATCTAATCCTAAATCCATAATTTATTATATTTTTTGGTTAAAAAAAGGAGGGTTGCAAATGTACACCCTCCTTTGTTACTAACCAATAGTTTTTGAAAATTCTACCTAATTAATTTTCTTACCTCTCTTCCAAGATCTGCATCATTTCCGTGAGCTTTAACCAGACTAGTTATTTCTCTTTCCAGAGATAAGAACTTTTCTATATAAAGTGTAGCATCCATGAGCTCTTGTTGAAGGTGGATTAGGTAATTATCCTTATTGTTTTGGGCTAAAGTTGTGCCATATTTGAGAATTCCAAGTTCACTTCTTCTCTGATATTTATCCACAACTTGTTCAACAATTACATCTCTCATAACCTCTCATTTAATATTTGAAATGCTTGTTCAATTGCTGCTTTCTCAGCATTGATCCTGTGTTCATGCCCCACTGTGCTCTTAAGTTCACCAATTCTCCACCAGAACCCATTATGTTCATCTATTGTAGTCTCTATGTACACTTTATGTTTATCAAATACGTCAAACAGTATTCTAGGACTTGCATCAATCATTTTTGATATATTTGCATTTTCCATATCCTGAGCCTTTACAAAAGACTTAAAGTTTTCAGGAACAGTGGAATCATCAATGCTATCTAACATTCTTGAAAGAAACCACTGCTTTATTACTGTTGCTGTTTTTGGAAAGTTTTCTAACAATTTTAATGTTTCCATTTTTATTATCTTTTAAAGTTTGTAATAAATTTCCTTCGTCGTTCCACCAATCTCTCTCATATTCTATCTCACATGATCCAATCACTCCTCTATCAAGAGCATCTTCATAAAGAAGATCGTTCTTCCTAGATTCCATTTTACAATAGAGAATGGTATTTTCTATACCAAATTCTCTAATCAGTGCATTCACTATGTCTTTGTTATACATACATTTTTAACTTTTGAGTGTCCAAAATTTCTTTTTCTTCAACAAACCCATGCCAAACTTCCTGATCATCGTCAAACTTGACATCTAACTTATCTTCCCAAAACTGCACCAAGTCTTGTGTGTGATTGAACACGCGATATTGCAAAGATATTTCATCCTTGTAATATCCATTTGTTTTTATTTTCACAACTTTTGGAAACAGTTTCTGGAATTCAGGGGAAGTTTTTGAATACTTCCCCTGTTTAACAAGTTCAAAATCTCTTTTATATTTCTGATCAAGTTCATATACCACTACAACATACCCATCTTCATAATCATAATCATCTATTACAGATTTTGTTCGTTCATACTCCTTATCTAAAAACTCTCTAAATTTATCTATATCTGATGGTTTAAATAGCAGATAGATGCAGTTTTCATATTGTACATCTCTCATTGCATCTTTAACATACCCATTTATAAAGCCATTATCATAGAGAGTTTCTCTATTGATTTTTAAAGTGGGCACCATAAAGATGGTGGTTATTGTTTTCTTTATCTCCATTAGCTTAACTTTTAATATTTAAAACTCCGTTATTAATAAAGTTTTCTCTACTGATATTCCAAACATCAGTCTCAACAGCCCATTTCAAATCTCCAATAAGCTGTGCTACACCTGGATACTTACGTCCTTTATGCTCAAATCCTTCATAAGCATCTAACAAATCACCTTCTTTAAGTGTATAAATTAATGGGTTATAATAGTTTGTGCTATCACAAACAATAAACTTAGGACATTCCACTTTATATTTATACAACTCACTATTTTCATTTACTGTTAAACTTATAGCTGCACAATAATATAAATATGCCTGAATATAAGCTCTTCTGTAAAGATAATACTCTTCATAGAAATTCTCTACATTCCATGTACATTTTAAATCATACACCTGTATTGCTCGCTGTTTGTGATCAACGATCACCTTATCCATCATACTCTTAAATAAATGCCCATCTACAGAATATCCTTCTATTTGGAACTGATTTTTAACATCATATCGAGCACTGCTTACAAGATTAATCACATCACTTGTAACAAAGTTTGTCTTAAGTTCTGTCACAATCTTTTCAGCATTTGTAACATCATCAGATGTTACCACGATGAGACCTTTACTTCTCACCTTTCTGAGCTCTTCGTAATAAATCTCTGCATCCGATCCCTGAAACTTACTTATTACAGCATCATATTTAATCTTAAATCCAGAATCATTATATGCATCTAGAGATATGTCTGCAAAAGATCTATTAACATTCCCAAACTCATCTGTTGCTGCTGCTGTATGTTTATATAACGCTTCTACAAATGCAAGCATCAGACCAGTTGGGGCAGATAGACAAACTGACATATGAAATCTCTCATCAAACAATTCTGGTTCTAATAGAAGAGTTTCTACCACTCTACCTATAATAGAGGCTTTTGTATCCTCTTCTTCCAATTTTTCACCTAATATGTACTTCTTGTAATAGGCTTTTCTATTTGTAGAAAACTCCTTTAGACTAGAAGAGCTATCCATTTGAACAGCTCTATACTCTTTTTCTGTTTTAACTTTTCCTGCTATCATACTTTGTTTTTTGGGATTAAAGATTCACCTGCTGTGGGATTACCATATACCACTAGGTCATTTTGATCAACTGTTCTAAGCTCTCCTGTATTATAGAAACGAACAATAAACTGAGGATTGGAATGTACGCTTCCTACAATCATGAATAAAGCCACTCCATATCCTAATTTTGTCACTTCTACATCAAACGGATTTAGAATCTCGTGCACTGTTTGTATTATCATCAATCTTCTGTTTAAACGCTTCTATAATATAGGGAATCATTGCCCTAATTTCTCTAGGCACTCTTTGGAAGAACCATCTAACATCCACCTCGTATTCATTTCCATTCATATCCTTACCTTTCGGATGTATTAACCAGAACCTATGTTCTTGTCCATTGTATAATATTTCTCCTTCATACCAAACCTCTGTAAAAGAGGGTTCTTTGTTGATTTGAATTTGGACATTTTTGCTTTCAGCATTTTGTCTTTCCCACATTTGTTCGTTGGGATCAGTATCATTGTTATATATTGCCATTTTTATCGTTTTTAGTTTTGACATCATGACAAGCACTACAGAGCACTTGCAAATTGTCTGCTTCACAAAATAATCTTTCTACAAACCCAGGAAGATCATTAGCACACTTTAATGTACCAGCCGGTATGATATGATCAACATTCACCTTTTTATCAGGGAAATAGTTCATACACACAGCACATTGATACTCAAAGCGTTGTTTCTTGTTGGGTCCTTTATAAGCTCTTCTAGCTGCCATCTTAGTTTCTGTAATTGGTTTCCACCATCTACTCTTCTGTCTAAGAGCGCTTCTAATAAAGCTCCAGAAAGCTGATTCAGTCATAGTTCCTGAATTTCTTGTTTTAGGAACCAACACTCTCTTTGTGGCTTTCTTTCTAACAGGTTTTCTTCCTGTCCCAGACTTAGGACTTAGTTCCTGCTTATTCTTTGGCTTTCTTTTGTAAGGCATAATAAAAAATGTGTCCCAAATTTAGTAAATATTTGGGACACAATTTATTAAATTTAGCTAATAGTTACAATTCTTTTGCTAATTTCATTCTTCATTTCTTCAAGAGATGTAACAATGTTGTTAATCTCGGTAGCAGAAATGCTTGGAATGTTAAAGTCATATTTTTTAGACTCTGCAACAAAACCATCTTTAGCCTTTTCTGCAAGATTTTGCAGTTCGCGAACAGCGAACGACTCATCCAGCTGAAGAACATCGAAATTCATATCATGCAAAAGTTCTGTAGCTTCCTCACGAGGAACAGTCATAATAGGAAGATACTCATAACATCTACCTTTATGTTCACCAATTCCCACTACCTTCATAGGATTGATAAGAACAAGAACGGACTGATCACCACATCCTACATAGTGAATCTGATCAGAAGTGAAGTGTAAACCAGCAGCAGCACAATCCTGTGTACTCCAATTGCACTGATCCATAGGCATATTCACCACTTGACCAATACGAATGTCAAATGTCTTGGTCCAATCATCAGTGAACCTATTCTCATGTCTATTAGGAAGATCCAGATAGAGCTCTGTCAAACCACCTATTTTCTCACCATGATCAACTGGTTCTTCATAGTCATAAGATTCCTCAAGTTCCTCATCCCATCCTTCAACTGTCTGGGTTAACTGACTATTATGAACTAATTTATATTGTCCATTTTCTAAGAACACTGTATAATCATCAGGGCTCTTTTTCCAAACAGCCTTCACTTTGTTATAAGCATTACTTACAAATTGAACCAGTTCATTACTTCCGTGAAGAGTAACTACATTTCTAAGAGCTGCAAAGAAACCTTGTTTAGTGATTCTGAAGCTATTTCTCATCAGAAAATCATAAAGACTGTCAGCCACTTCAGCACGTGGGTTTAAGCAACACCACATAAAGAAGCGCTTAAGTCCTTGATATTCATGATTCTCAGCTAAATTTGCCTCTAAATCACCAAATCCTGTATAATACTTCTCTCTTTCTACCACTTCAATAAACTTCTCAACCAATAACTGAGGAAGAGATCTATTGATTCCTTTGAGATATACAGAGTTTTCTACCACTTCAAAATCATTAAGACCTTCTAATACAGAAAGTCCTTTCTTTAAGGCCTGAACTCTCTCAATTTCTCTTTGTCTTTCCATGCGCTCTTGTCTAACTTCTTCAGTGGAAATTATATTAATAATCTCCTCTTCAGATTTAGCAGCTTGCACTCTTCTAAAATCTTCTAATGTAGCATCTGGCTTACTTACAATCTCTCCAGATCTTAACACTACAATGAGTGTGTCATCTACTATTTTTGCTTTCGTAAATGGTTTGACATCAATGTCATAATCAGAACCTCCGTCTTCTTGTTGCATTAATTCATCAATCTTGTTTGCAATAACTCTTTCTACTGCTGTCTCAATTTTACTTTTGAACCAGTTAAGGCTTAGAAACTTACTCATTTTGATTTGTTTTGAGATTTAAAATAAGGGAGGGACTGAGCCCTCCCATTTGTTTACGCTAATTCTTCTACTTCTTCTTCTGTAATTGGTTGATTGACAACCTCTTCGTTTAATTTAATATTATAGTTTTTCCAATCTATCCTTTGTTTGTAGTATTTGAATAAATCAGCTATTGCTTTTATAACAGGAATGTCCCTGTCATGTCTGTAACTGTGTAAAGTGTCACACAATGGCTGTAAGAACGCAAGCTTTTCTAAAAGAGCCTTCACTTGCTTGTAAATAGGATAGATTTCTTGATCAAAAGCATTATTCATTTGTGCAACTTCTAACATTGCTTCGTATATAGTGACATTAGCGTATTCACAATTGCTTTTTCTATATTTATCAAGAGTGTCTAATTTATTATATAAATCTTCAGAAATAGAACGTAATTGTTGTCTCTTGTTAAATACGTCTTTGTTTTGGTCAAACAATTTCTCTATTAAATATGCGGTTACCAGTCTTTTAAACGGTTTGTTTTCTCCTTTCATAAATTCATCGAAGGTTATCCAGTTGTGAAAATTAACTTTTGCCATGTTCCCAAGCTCTCTTGGAGAGAATTGAACAAATTTGATTTCAGATTTACATCTATTAAAATCAACAATCTTAAACAATTTGTCCATCAGCTCTACATCTTTCTCTCCACTATACACCATTAAAGACTTCTCTCTGTGCATAGTTTCCAACCTGTAAGTGGTACTCACCCACTTACAATTCTTACCATCCACCCATCTCTCCAAATTCAAGGCTTGCTTGCCAATTATCTCACCCTTAAGTTTCACTTTTCTTGGACCACCGGTTCCTCCAGATTGACCTATAGATATTGCTACCTTTTTCTTGCTATCAAGCCAATCCTGAGGAATGTCCAATTGATCAATGTTAAGAAAGCTATCAAACAAACTTTTTAATATAGACTGAAACTCCTGAATAGCCTGTCTCCATTTGTTTTTAGGAACATACTTTAAAGAAAGAATGTTATGATATGTTTTAAAGTCAGTGACTCCAATTCTTCCCAGTTTGAAATCCCTAACCTTTTTAACTATCCTAATCCTATTTCCATATCCTGTGTTTCTAGCATACAGTTCTTTAAGATACTCTTTCTTCTTTCCAGGAATCTTTTCGCTAAACACAAATATCCTCTCTTTAAGATGGGTGTCGTTAAGATCTGTATCATAACTTCTCTTACATTCTCTCCATCTACCACTCTCCATTCTATATCTAGTTTCATACTCACCAAACATATAATGTTTATTTGCATAGAGCTTTTCTAAATTTAAAACTTCAACCCCTTTCATCTTTGGATTGATAATTGTAACTGTAGCAAAACTCTGAAACACGGAGATATCTTTCTTAACGCCTTGTAAATCAATATATCTTAAACCACTTGAATAGTAGTCAAATATATCCTTAATGTTTGAAACTTCTTCAACTGTTTCATTATACTTGGTTACAAAGAAGTTTGCAATTTGAGTAATTTTATTTAAAATCACTTCTTTTGCTTCCTTTGTATATCGAATAGATTCTCTGTTTGGCGTAGGGAACACACCATCTGTAAGACCAAGTCTTATTGCTACAGGGAAAGTTATACGATCTATACCAAGTTTCTGAAAGTCAATAGGATAGTAGACATTATCTAGACACAAATGAAGATTACCATCTGTTGCCAGCTGAGAAAACTGAAACAGTTCATTCCTATATATAACAAAGTTATTGTCAATATTGCTTCCACAATCAAAATAAACACTGTCGAAATAAGCTAATTGCTCACTAATCTTCTCATAAAACTCACGTCTATCAGAATATTTTACAGGAACAATCACTTTAACACCATTATCTTCTGTTGTGTGATTTTCATAAAGAAGATCGATTGTGTTTACATCTTCTCCTTCGTACATCATATATTTACGCTCAATCCCATCTTTTCTACATACAAAATAGAAAGAAGAAGAATAAGCAAGGGGAGCTTTAAAACCCAGTCCCATCATACCTAATTCTGTAGAGCTGTTACGCTTTGTGCTCTTACCATATTTACTAATGATGTTTCTTACATCATCAGCATCCAATCCAATACCAAAATCCTCTACAGAGAATTCATAATTATCTTCACTGTTAGGTTTAAAACTAACAACGATAGGTTTGTCAACACCAGCTCTTCTGTGACTATCCAGTGCATTTGAGGCACATTCCCGGATAGTAGAGCCTATAGAATCTGAATACAAATTCTTACTTAACATCTGCATCAACACTTGTGCAGATTCTAAGTCTAATGACATTCCAATAGAATCTTGTGTTTCACCTTCTTGTTCAATGATTGTGTTTGTCTGTTTCTCTAAGATCATAATTATTGATTTTTGTGTTTAATTAACCAAATTGTTCTGTCTTCTAAGTTTTGATATATATGTTTATTGTGATCTTCTGGGGTACATACGAACTTTCTTTTAGTGTAACTACGTGTTCCGTATTTATAAACAACTTCTTCCACTCTTGTAGAGCACTTCACTGTTTTATATAAAGGAACTTGTGTACGCCAGTGTAACTTTTTCCCAATTTGAGGATCTCTCAAAAGTCTTAAGTATTTCAATCCTGAATTAGCGGAGACAAGAATCTCATCTCCTTCTCTTAAATCCTTAATTTCTACTACCATAATTTGTCATTTTAACCATTCAATTGAAAAATTATTGTTATCTCTTAATATCTTGTTCACCTTTGTGAACGTACCTTCTGTATCCCAATCTGTTTGTTTGTATGAGGCAGAGGCTGGATGACTCACTACAAAACTCCATGAGAAGGGTGGTATATACTTTCTGTATACACTAGCATCCTTACCAAGAAACACATAAGGAACACCGGATGTAGCTAAAACATCTTCAAGGAGGTATTTTGTAAACGGTTCCCACAACTTGATGTGTGATCCTGCTTTGTTCATTTCTGTTGTAAGAGCAGCGTTTACCATCAACACTCCTTGTTTGGCCAGATATGAAACATCTGGATTCTTAGTGTAATGTAAGTTGAGTCCATTATATACATCGTCTTCTACACCCTCATAGAACTTCTCTAGAGATGGTTGTAATTTGCCTGTAACAGAACAGCCCATAAGTAAACCGTCTGCAACAGGAAGTCCTTCATAAAATGTGTGATAGGGGCACATTCCCATCATCACCACTTTTAAGTCATCTAAGGGAGTTTCTGCAAAACATCTATAAACATTAGGAGAAAGAGGGGCAATTTTTTTTCCACGTGCAGACTCTTTCTTTAAAAATTCATATATTGGATCAAAACCTCCTGAATCAAAAAAAGGTTTAAACCTTGAAGCCCAAGTACCAAATAATACTTCAAACTTTTTCCAACTTAACTTTGTTTGTATTTCCATATAAATCCTTTGTGAGTTTTTCTTAATCCATTACACACACTTGTAATATTTGATTGATTGTAACCAAGTTCATCTCTAATTTGACTTGCACCCAACCACTCTTTTATAAAATTTCCATGTAAATCGTACTGAAAAACTGTTTTATATCTAGAAAGTTTCATGTTTTCTACATGTTCTTTTGACTTTTTTTTGCCTTTAGAAGCAATTGACATATTTTTTTTAGTTTCTTCAGTGTGCCAAGGTTTATTGTTCTTTCTTCTTGAATCTATTTGTTTTTTAACTGATTCTTTGTTTCTAAATTTTCCTTTATTTATTAAAGATAATTTTAACTTTGTTTCTTTAGAATGAGTTTTTCCTTTATTAGAATCAGATATTTTCTTACGACTTTCTTCAGAATGAAATTTTCCTCTCATTCCTTTTCCAGAATCTCTATTTTTAAATTTTTCAGAATTTTTTAAAGATTGACTTATTTTTTGTTTATGTTCTTCTGTAAATTTATTTTTTAAATTATTTCCTGTAGGTCGTAAATTAAAACCCTTTTCTGGATTATGAGTATCATGTAGCAAACAGTAATAGTTTTCTTTAACTTTACATTCATTAAATTCACAATATTCTAATACACTAAAAGAAAAATTATCATATCCATACTTATTCCATGCATTTTGCAAGTAAGGATTTTCATGACGATTTCCTTTTAAGTTTTGAATATGATAATTTATTCTTTTTCTAATATTTCCTGTTTCTCCAATTATAGATTTATTTGTAGGAACACAAGTTATCATATATATTCCTGGTTTGTTTTCCAATATCATAAAAATTAGATTTAGAATACAAACATATGATAATTACATGAAACTACCAAATAAATTTCTCCCAATTCATAATTAAAACATTGATAATTGACTATATCCTGAAACTTCCTCTACAGGAACTTCTATTGCTTCAATTGGTTGAATTGCTGAAGGAACCAGCTCTCCCAATTGATTAACAAAAAAGTTGTGAGCTTTGATGTGATTGTCCATCCAAAGAGATGGGTGAGATTGTCTCATAGAGAATGTTGTGAACTGATAAAGCTCCCACAAGCTATCTTTAGCACCGTAATCATATGTAGGCTTCTTTAATTCTCTCTCAATAATATTCAGCTGTGTACTCTGGATGATTTGATCTTCGATCATCATTCTACCAATAAGCTCAGCCTGCACTCTCTTACTCACCTCAATTTGTTTCGTCTGCTCACGAATATCTTGCATTAATTTGAAAGATTCTCCTGCACGCTTGATATATTCTGTAATAGCATTAGGAGTGAAAGTTTGCACTGCTCCTACATGTTTCCTTTTAAATGCGCCATAATCACCTGATACACAACCATTCTGACAAATCATAATTCTTACTCCCAAGGCAAACTTGAGGGTGAGGGATTTGTCATAGCTATTCTGCCAGCCCACTTCTAATTGCATCTCACTATCCATAACATTGCTAATTGTAAATCTACCATTAGCAATAGCGCCACCTTTAGCAGCTGAATATAGTTCTTTATCTAATTTAAACCCGGCTTTCTCAATACCATTGAGAGTTAGGTCTATAAGTTGACCGTGAGATACAGGTTTGTAAGTGCGAGTTTGCTCAGGAATAGGAGCATTCAATACGATGTCTTTTGTTACGTTGTACATAAAATTGGTTTTAAATGTAATTAATTCGATTCATCTCGTTTTTAAAATGAGCATATACTTCTGGTACATGCTTTTTGTAATAAGGCTGGTTTTCTTTACACCACTTTTTTAACTCATCTGATGTTCTGAAGGGCTTTTGCCAGCTTTGTCCTGACATTATTACTTCAAAAGATGGTTTTAACTCATCTATAAAATCTTGAGGGGTCCAACCCTCCCAAACATTTCTGTCTAAACTCATAATAACTGTTTTTGTTTTAGATAGTCTTCAATGGTTTTCATACCATACGTCTTTGCTAAATCAGCCCAATCTTTAATACCCTCTTTAAGATATTTCCTTGGAACATTACAATATCCAAAATCAAAAAGCTTGGTGATTTGCTGAGAGTTTTCTACACCTGTGATATCAGAATCAAAAGACAGGATCTGTTTATCAGAATTTGCTTTAAGGAATTCTACGTTCTCTGGAGAGAAACATCCCATACTCTCATTCTGAACAGCACAGGAACAAGGAAATATCTTCCTCATCACCATATAGTCCTTTTTGCTCTTGTTGATGAACGCAGTGTCACAATTAACAACCCTATCTTTCCCATCCATTGCGGTAATAGGAACATTGTTAGGAATCCACTTCATCTTCTTATCTGCAAAAGGCTTATATATCTTCCAGTGTCCGTCATAGAAATAACCAAATCTAAGTTCTGTATCCTTAAGAGGGAACATGCTCTTGTTAAGATAGAGTTTCTTAATAGAATACACACCACACTCTTTAAGATCGTCGATAGATTGGTGATATCTGGCCCAATATTCAAGTTCCTCATTAGTAAACTTTCTTGTAACCACCTGAATAAGAGAATATCTCTTACCAAGTTCTTCCGGCTGTTTATATTCAGGAACCACTCTTTTCACCTCTTCAACACCTTTTGTAGATATTCCAAGTCCAAAATCTCTATCAATAAGTCTTAATACATCATCTATAGAAGCTAAATTATATAAGAGCTTTACAAATGTGAAACAGTTTCCTCTTCTAGATGTATCTCCAAAATCTATAAAATATAGACTTCCATACTTATTACCAATTAGAAATGAAGGATTGCTTTCAGTTCTAAATGGAGAGAGTGTCACCTGGTTCATCTTCCAGGGATTGGGCATATACCACTTAAATATGTCATACTCAGATATTTTACTGAGCACTGTTTCTGGTGTTAGTTGTTCTCTTCTTTTGCCCTTAATCATAACAAATAAAAAGCCTCCCACTATTTCTAATGGGAGGCTAATTTTAAATCAACAATTAGAAATCAGGAGCGTCCTCAGAAATAGTTTTATCAGAAGCAACTAAGTTATCTTCTGCATTATATTCTTTAAGGTCTTTCAAGATATAGAAATCTCTACATCCATATTCTCCTGTAACTGTTACAACAAAACGCTCATGAGGTTTGAGATCTTTGCTTTTCTTTTTGCGAAGACTATCCAATACAGCAGAATTGCTATAATCAGAAACACGGAATTGCTTCATGCTATAAGCTGGTAAGAATGCTTTGTTGTAAACACCTTGATATTCTTTGGTTTCATCATCCTTAATTACAGTTTTGATTGTTGCCAAAGCTACCACTGGTGTACACCACTCACCATCAATTTGATCCTTCAGATCCTTTACATTACCTTTCATCAGCTTTTTCCAATCTAAAGATAGAGTGGTTTCAGCATCACGATAGTCAAGTTCACCTAACCATGTGCGAAGGAAATTATAAAGTTCCTCTTCTCCTACAAATGCTACACGATAGTCTCTAGAAGCAAACCAACTAGGAAGATCGTTAGCATCAGAAGCCCAAGAACATACACCAATAGAATTAATGTATTGTTTCTTTGTACCATCCTTGTTATCTTTCTCCTTATTCTCTAAAAAGAATGTCACTTTAAACTTATCCTTATTTTTCACTTCTTCAAGCCATACATCCACACGAAGTGTTGTATTACCATCTTGAGAAGTTCCTAAATACTCAACAGCTTTACTGTCTTCTTTAGGTTCAAACCCAAGAATGTCTTTACACTCTTCAGCATTAGGATTGATAGCTATTACATTAGCTTCAAATAATCCCACCTTTCTTACAGGTGCTTCAAATTGTTGTTGTTCTTTCTTTTTTCCTCCAATGTTACTCATTGTTTTCTAGTTTAAATTGTTATTAATTGTAATACTCATTGACCTTATCTACCACCAACTGCAAATTGTTTGGAACTTTCAGGTCTTCAAACATTCCATCAGGGCTCTTTGCAGGGTATTTCTTATATCTATTTGTTACGAAATAATAATTAGCCCCTTCTTTTGTGTCTTCAACATGTGTGTAAAGACAAATAGTAAATAAACCTTCTAAAACAATCTGGTTGTCCAGCATCTTTCCAGAGGTTTTCATCTTATATCCTACAATCTCTCCACTATCTTCAACAACTTCTGGGTGAGAAAAATAGAAGATTTTCAAATCATCCCTAAGTTTGCGAGCCTCTCTAAACAAATCCACCATATCTTTAGCCATTACAGTGAACTTTGTATATCCCACCTCATTAGCTTTATCAGCCATACGAAATGCCATCATATAATTGCTATCTTCAATAACAATGTTTTTGATGTGAGGAGCTTTCTCAGAAACGGTTTTAATGAGACGTGTAATTTCTACAATCTCATCAACCTCCTTGTAGTTTTTGTTTTCAGAGTTGTACAGTTTTTCTGCGCCTTTGAAAGGAAGTTCTTTCTTAGCAGTGTTGATGATGTAAGTTTCCTTTGGATCTAAATGCTTGATCGAGGTGGATTTTCCAGTGCCTGTAGCACCAACAATCCCAATTAATTTACTTGCCATAATTGTAATTTATTTTTGACAAATATACTTAAATTTCCTCAGATTTCAAAACATCTATACGAGTTGTTGAAAAGTTTTCAGGATCTTTTTTATATAATGTGTACAATTCTTCTATCTTATTTAAATTAAAATCTCCTGTAATATATTCACCATCAACAAGTAGCTTATACCAAGGTTTGTCATCACCTATAACCTTTGTTTCTTTTATGATTTGTAGTTTCATTTGTATTTAATTTTAGATTGATCTAACATTGATAAACTTTCCTTGATTTTCTTGAGTTCCGGAGTTTCATTTAAACATAGAATATGTAAATCTGCCACCTTGTTCTTATAATCAAGTTTTATAGCCCTATTGAGAATCTGTGAGGTTTCTTCTGCATTATATGTGAAGTTCATCAGAATAACAGAGTCTAGCTCTTTATATGTCACACCCACTTTTCCCATAGCAGCCAAAGCTAAATGATTAGATTCACCAGACTGAAACTTTCTAAATGCATCATCATTAGGAGACTTACTGTGATAGGACGGTATTCCTATTTCATCAGCCACTTTAGATAGGCCGGTGAACACTACCACTCTTTTATCATTCAGACCTTTAAGAAGCCTTCTTACATATTGCATCTTACCTATTGAGGATAGAGAAAGTCTGTTTCTAGCTAGTGCTAATTGCATGAAATCTCTTCTCTCATCTTTCATCTTTTCAATCACCCAGGTGTATGCGCCATATCTCTGCTTCTCTGTCTTTAGCTTTCCTTTCTTATCCTTTGTCTTCTGTACATCATCCAAAGGAACCTTGTGCACTGTAATAGTGTAATCTGCAAGAATACCATCCTCTATGCCCTGTAAAGTGGTGTATTTAGCTATTTCTTTCAGTCCCCAATCCATTCTTGTCACCTCACTCACTGTTCCTGAAAGAGCTAGTGTTCTAACAGAGTTTTTCATTATTTCAAAACATGATTCGCGCTCATTCTCAGAGGCTGAATGAAACTCATCAATAATGAAGAAATTATACCCAATGTTTAAATGCTTCTTAAGAGAACTGAAGTTAACATGTGTTATATTAGGATTGTCATATCCCCACATATCACATTCGCTAATCCAGGTTTCTCTAAGCTTATTATCCGGATAGGCTATTAACACCTCTCCATTTTTACACAGCTTCTTCAGAACCTCAATAACACAACGAGTTTTCCCAAATCTCATAGCAAGGTCCAAATAACCCTCATCATTAGTCTTATAGAATTCAATGGTCTTTTTAACCATCTGTTTTTGTAACTCATCTTGCTTTGTCATAGTACATTAATTATATTTCCACTCTTGTCAGCAAGTTTTACAAGAGTAAACTTGTTATCAAAATACTCACAAGCTCTCTGAAACGCTTTGTCTATATTTACATTAGCGTACATTGAGAAAAATGTAGAGAATTCATAAGGAGAGAGAAACTTATTATGTTTGTTAGAATTGTATTTCTCCTTGTAGAATTCGTATAATATGTCTGCTGAATTAGCTTTTCTAAGATTTAGATATTGTTCCCTTGTCATTTTCAATTAGAATTGTCATTGACCAAAATAACCATTCTGTATTAATAGCGGTGTATTCATCACCTTCAGTTGTACGACGTAAAATGCTAATTGTTGGAAATACAACAATTTGCCAAAAATCTTCTTGATTCTTTGGTAGTGTATTAAATACTGATAAACTTAACTTCATGTTGTTGATTTAATTGTTTTACTTTCTCTAATTTCCACTTTTGAATCATTCCAGCTAAACAATATACAAAATAATTGCATAGCTTCTGAATAATCAAAAGTTAATTTCTTACCGCCCACTCTAACTTGAATATCATCTCCTGTATCAAATAAGAATGCTGCTGGTTTTCCTACTAAATTATCAGACCATCCTCCTGCATCAGAATACTTTAAAGATGTACCTATTGGTTCTTTTTCTAAATCATATTCGTGAGAAAGTGACTTACCTTCATCCAGGTCATTTTGGATATAAACTTGTTTCATATACTTGGTTTTAATTTATAAAAAACGATTTGTTTACAACAGCCTGATAATCAGCATCCGTCATATTTTTCTTCTTAGGTAGCTCTTTGAACATACCAATCTGGCCAAGAAAACCTAGTCCAATTCTAACATCATCCTCACCATAAGAATTCTTAATTAGTCTAAGGCTTCTGAAATACTTTGCACCATACTCATCTTTTAGTTTCATTAAGTCATATCCAGAAGGATCAGCCACTTTATACCTCATAGGATCAAATAAGGCTAATACAACATCAGCATCATTCTGTGTAGAAGAACTGTCTGCAAAATCCTCTAATTGAGGCTCTACATCACCGTTCTTTATCCTCATAGGATTGCTAATATCACGATTGAACTGACTAACCACCACTGGCGTATATCCATAGAAATCTCTGGCATACCTGAGCTCATCACTCATCTTGTCAATAGACTGTTTCTTTGTAGGTAGGTCCTTTGTAAGCTTCAATAAACCAATGTGATCAATAATGACAATTGTCACTTCATGCTCGTTATTTGGTATATAGCGCCTATTATACTCATCAATCTGCTCAATGCGCCCATTTTGCACAGCGTGCTCCTTTAATTCTTTAGCTATACCTACAGGATTCTCTGCACCATCAATGATTGTAATTACATCTTCCATAGCCTGGATGTAATCTTCGTACATTAGAAAAAGATCGTGCTCATCCTTAGTCATCTTATCTGTCCAGCCCAACATCTTAGAAACTGGAACAATTATCCCCTGATCTATAAAGATCTTCCTACTCACCCATTTTGCCAATTTGTAGGTTTTAGAACGCTCCATTGAACGATATATAATGCGTAATTTGATCTTTGGGTCTTTCTGACTGATATACCAGTCAAAAGGGTTCAAGACAAACGCATCATCAATGAAACTTGTTTTACCAGATCCTGTAAGTCCACCTACAAGGAAATACATAGATTTTCTGATTCCTATATACCGGTTTAGTCTGTTAAAGCCCATGGGAATACCACCGTTATTACCAGCTAAACCATTCTCAACCGCTTGTTTCAATACATCAAAGCTCATAAATTACCAATTTTTGGTACTATTAGTACGATTATCAAACCAAAAATAAAACGCATGAGTTTTTTGGCAAAATTCATGCAAATCTGTCGCAAATGTTTGCCACTTTTGAGACAAAAGCTGTCTAAAATTTGTCACGATTATTTGAAAAATTGTGACATAAATAAGTGTAATTTTTTGCGAATAGTAGCACTTTTCATCACTTATTGCAAATTATTACTTCTGGGTGACATTATTGTCGCTCACAAAAGACTTTGGTGCTAATTCAGATATTCTATCTGTTTTTGCTGCCAGAATACCTCTACCATACCAATACCCTTGTACAGATTTCTGTACAGATTCCTGTACATCAAGTTTGAGATGAAGATAACCTTTTATAAATCCATTGATAAAAAAGTTTTTATCATTCTCATCACAACCATCACATCCTTCCCAGGATTGTTCTGCTAAGTTTTTTACTCTTTCCAGTTCAGCTTTACGTTTTTCATTCTGTTCAATAACGTCTGCTTGTCTTTGATATTCATTCCATTGTGCTGGTGTCATAACTAATCTTTTTTAGGTTGTTTAATATATTTTTGAAGTATGTATTGCAGTTTTGACATTCCAATGGTTAGTCCTTCTTTTTTAGGTATTTCAGTATCATACATATCAACACCTTCTTGGATAACTGATTCTGATTCTACACAATCAAAACAAAAACCCATTCTAAGTTCTTGCTCTCTGTTACAACATTTACATTCCATAATTAATCTTTTTTAGGTTGTTTGTTTTTCCAATAAAATCTACTATAATTTCTATAAAAATCAATACCACAAATTGTATAAGATATAAATTCCATCCATCTATATTTTGATACTATAATAAACTCTTTGAGCCTGTTCATTATTTAGGTTGTTTAAGTGATAACATTAAGTATTCAGCAGTTAATCCTGTTTCTCTGCTTTTCTCAACTATTTCTTTAACTTGTTCCTCTGTATATAGAGTTTCTTTGGCTTTGTTGTAACCCCATTTAGCACCTAATTCAAAACCTAATAACTGACCATCATTATATTGACCATCGTCAAGATGCTTAGTATATGGAAGTTTATTAAGTTCATCTTCTAACCCTAATTCCCATACATCATCTTTATAGAACCCATCCCTATCATTTAATTCCATAATCTCTTTGATAAGTTCTTTTTGGCTTTCTTTCTTACCAGTTTTTGTAAATTCTAATTCTCCTGATGGAATTAGTTTGGCATAACGTTTGAAATCATCAAGTGTAGGTAGTTTCCTATCAGTATTTGTATTTGTTTCCCATATATTTACTATCTCAAACTCTACTTTTTTACCCTCCCAAGCACTATCTCTTACGGCATAACTTAGACTTTCATCTTCTGGATGTAATGGTAAATAATGAAGTGGCTCAAGATATTCTTTCGGGTTTGAAAACCTGACTACCCACCCTTGTTCTGTTTTATGTAATGTTCCTTTCATTGTATTTCTATTTCAGAGTTAAAATATCTTTGTTTTAATTCGTTAAATCCTTTGGCATTACCTGTGTTTGGGTCTAATGTATTATATAAAATCTCTGCACCATATTCAATAGAATGTTCAGCAAGTTTTTCTGCTGGTATTAGCTGATATATTTTACGCTTCATATCTGTAACATTTAAATAAACCTTATCCTGTGAAAAATCCATAAATTTATCTAATAACTCGTCTAATTCATTTATAAATTCATTACTAATAAGTGAATAGTCTTGTAGTTTAATTTTCATAACTAATCTTTTTTAAATATTATTTCATATACAACTTTTGTTCAATAGTAAACTTCAATTATATGACACGGTTCAATCTTCGATGCGATTGGTATTGCTTGATTTGCCTCTAATAAATTAGAGTATTTGGTTGCGTATAACCAGCCTTTGAATTCCTTATAAGAGTCTGCCCAAAATCCTAATCTTACGCTTTGTATTACATATGCTTTCATAACTAATCTTTTTTAGGTTGTTTAAGTGATTGGATGATTTCTTCTTCTGACCATTTAGTTCTTAAATCATTATTATCCCCGTAATGTAAAACCATATTAAGGTCAACTGTTCCATCAATAGAATCTGCTTCCCAAGCCATTCTTATTGCTTCCCTAACTTGTTCTTCTGTGTATAGAGTACATTCAACTATTACACCATCAAATGCTTTTTCTTTTGATACTAATTTCTCAACATCATCTTCATACAACCCATCCTTAGCATCTAAGTCCATTATTTCTGTAATGAGTTGTTTTTGTTTTTCTTTGTTCATAAACTATTTCATTAATTGTTTAATCATATCGATAGATGCTACAATGACAAAAACCACTAATGTGATTAGTGCTGATACTATAATATATTCCATAAAGTTAATTAATTGCTCTATATTGAAATTTATACCCCATAACGTTTAGTGCTTTTATCAAACTTGCTATAGATATTTTTCCTTGAACCTCTCTTGTTTCCATATCAAGAACTGCCTGTTTACTTATTCCAAGAAGCTCTCCCAACTCTTCCATAGATAGATTTTTCTCCAATCTACAGCGTTTTATTTCTCCTATTGGAGAAGAATCGTAATGCTCAAATCCATACTTCCACAACAATGCCTTATCAAGACCTTCAACAAACTCCTGAAGCTCTTGTGTATAACAAAACCATTCTCCATTAGAAAGAATATGTTTAAACCTTTCGTGATAGGTGGATTCATCATTCAAATCCCCTTCAATTAAAGCAAGAACTTTCAACCTAACAGGACAGCTAGTTTGAAGATCACTCAATCTACTACGAATATCACCAGTGTATCCAATCTTTACATAATCTGTATGATTTATAAAATATATCATATTTCTTTACTTTTTAGTAAAGATACGTATAAGTAAAGATATAACCAAATAAAAGTAAGTTTATAACTTTACTTTTAATAAAATTCTTCTAATTGTGTTTGTTTTAATAATTCATCCATTGAAAAATCTGTGTCATTACAGTCTTTAATTAGTTCTATTAACTTTTTTAGATTTTCTTCTGTAAAAGCAAATCGAGAGGCATCAAAATATTCATAAGGTAGTTCGTTTTCTGTTAACTGAATTTCTGAAAGTAAAAATGCTAATTTTTTCTGAGGTAAAACAGTAACACTATATATTACATGATATATATTTCCTTTCTTAACCCATTTTTCTTTAGGTATAATTATAGGTTTATCAGAATCATTAATACAAATAGTTTCAATCATTTGTTATTCTTTTTATTTTCTAAATATTTTTTTCTTCCAGCTATCATTTTAGCTTTTGTTTCTTCAGAAATACCTCTTTTTTTAGCAGATTCACTCATTTTAAGTAATGTTTCAGGAGAATTTTTCTTTCCTTTGTGAATTTTTTTCATTAGCTCACTAAACTCTTTTTTATGTTTCTTTCCATGAAAAAATTTCTTACCTTTAGAATGAGCTTTTTTTAATCCTTCACTTAAACTTTTTTTATGTTCTTCAGATAATTTCACTCCTTTTCTAGCCATGGATAAATTTTTTAATTGCTGTTCTGTGAATTTATATCCTTTATTCTTTAAAGATATTTTTTTCTTTGTTTCTTCAGAATGACTACCATTGCTTCCAGGTTCTTTTATATTCATCATTTCAAAATTACAATTCTTATATTGTTGCCAATAAAAAACTTCATAGTTATTTAAAACCTCTTGAGAAACATCGCTTGGAAGTTCATAAACTAATTCAATTAAATGAGCTTTTGAGCCATACTTTAAAAAAGAATTGTATAATATTCTTTGACTAAAACATCTAATATTTTTATAATTTCTAAATCTTGTTACATGATCTCTAGTTTGACCAATATAAACTTTACCAGAAGGGCTAATTATTCTATATATTCCTGTCATAAAATTATTTTTAATAAAATTACTAAGAAATATTCATATAGAAAAATTTATTTACAAATTATAAAAATATATTCTAACAAGTTTGATTAATTCTCATCGTCAATACATATACATTCTACCATAACATTATTATTTTACAATCAAATCTCCATTAACTTCTAATATCAATCTACCATTAACTATTACAGCTGGAGGATCTCCTTTATAAACAACCAAATCTTGGTTGATGGTCACTCTTGGTGGATTGTTAAATGTTAACAACCAATGCCATTTGTCTATAATATAATATTTAATCTTTTTTAGAGTCTTTTTTACTTTGTACATAAATTATTATTTAGTGCTCAAAATAGGATTCGAACCTATAACTGAAACTTACGCAACTGCTTTAACCAATTAAGCTATTTGAGCACACAACTTATTATCCTATGTCAGTAGGGAAGTTGCCAAACCTATCTAGCTTACGATCTAGCTCTCAACTTGATTTTCATCAGAGGTAAAGAGGAACTACGATCCTTTGTACTTCAGGCACATCATCTTAAATATCAACAGATCCTTCTGAACTAGATTGAGAAGGGGTGATTTTAGCACCCTCTCTTATCAGCTCTATAAAAGGTTCAAATGTTCTTTGATTCAAATATGTAAGACTGTTCTGCATATATTTAAGCTTGTTTTCACCAGCTTTATATGAATTCTCCTTTTTCTGAAGCACTTCATATTCTAATGCAGCAATCATTTCATCAATAGTATATTCTCCCTCGTTAAGGATCTTTGAAAGCTTGGTTTTACAGTCATCTCTTTTTTGTCTTAAGCTTCTACTACCTGAGAAAGATTTTCCTTTATATGTGAATGTGTCTGTACCAGGATAAACTTTCCACCATTTTTCAAAGTCTTCAGTGGGTACAAATGCAGCTGATCTCTTAAGGGTGGGTTTTTCAATAACTTCTTTATTGAGAATATCTAAAACTGCTTTACCGGATAGTGTTAATTTGGAATCTTCTGTAAGCAGCCCTTTTCTAAGCATCCCTTGAAAGAGAGCCCCTAATTTAGGGCTCCCTTCACATAAAGACTTAATATCAGTTCCCTCCTGAGTTAAGGATAACATGAAAACCATATCAACAGAATATCCGTTTTTATACAACTCCTCAAAATGGGAGAAGGTCAGACATAGATTCATTTTGTTTCAAGATTTTATCTTTATCAACAATAACAACAATAGCAGGTTTTCTATTTATGTGTTCTAAAACCTCCTGCTCCATTCTCATCTTTTCTTCTAGCAAATATACGGAATCTTTCAGAGATTCTCTTTCAAAATCTTCAATATTTAGCTTCATAAACTCTGGGGATTTCTTCTTCCTCTACAGGAAATGTATATGGAACATATATCACTCCACCTTGAGGAAGATGTTGTTTTAGATAGTAGTTATCATATTCATCAGAAACAATTTCTATTTTATTTCCATCAATAGTTAGAAAGGGTGTTTCCTCCTGTATCAGTTCTTGTATATGTGTACTCGTGCACGAGCTTAGGACTATTATCAATAGCAGCACTAACTTTTTCATTACAAATGAGTTTTTTAAGTAGTTTTATAATTTCTTCACTTTTAGCAAACTTTTCTTGCCCACTAAGAGTATCAAAGAAATGATCTGATGTACAATCTGGTTCTTTTCCTTGTGCCCATCTAGGAATGTAAACGTCAAACTGAAAATTGTTTGCATGCCCATACCATCTAAATATCACTTGAGCTTTCCCAGATGCTTGAATGTCTAATAAATCGTTTTGTAAGTTTTTAATTCTGTCTATTAACGTGTTAATAAAATTGGTTTTAAAAATAATAAAAAAACGACGTTAGTAGAAACCACCGTCCGTAAAAAATATGAAAAATATATTAATCTTTCACTCTCAATCCAAATTCTAAATTAAACCAAGAAAATGTTCTTTCAGCTCTAGATTTGTTACATTTAAACACTTTTTTGATTAAGGGAATAGCATAGGCCCTGAACTCATCAGCTTGTTTCTGCGTGATGGTCCAGTTAAAAAACCACATATCATCTTTTTTGGCATCAGCCATAGTTTTACCAATCATAGCTAACTGGTATTCTACAAGATGTTCTGCAATATTTGTCCTATTTATTCTCATTAATCTATAATAGTCCCATTAACAATATTCCTAAAGATACACCCATCACTCCTCCTCCGAAGAAGGAATGAGCATCAAATTTACGATTTTTTTTGTAAAAGAAAGCATCTATATTTTTATTTTCAAAATATGGGTTAGTATGCTTTATCTCGATTTTGGTGCGCCTGGGCTCATAAAACCTCAATTTACCTTTTGTATTTCGTTTGAAAAACCCTCCTTTGAATTCTGTAATGCTAACATATTGAGAATCAATAAATTTAATTTCATTAATCTTAATCCCGGATTTCTGTACAGAGGCATCTATTTTGTAATAAGCTGTAGAATCCTTAGCCTGTGAACCCACTAAAACCGTGCTATCCTCATAATATTTAATCACATCCTTACAGATGTTAGCAACACTATCTTCCCATTGTTTCATTCTAGCACTATCTAGATAAGGAACATCTTTATCTTTAATAACCACTTCTGTTCCTTGGGCTATAAGAGCTTTCACCTCTTTCACTTTCTTATTATATTTCTCTGTTGTCTCAAACAGTTTAGCTCTCAGGTCCTGCATGCTTTGTTGATTTGTTACAATCTCAGCATCTTTTACAGCTATTGTTCTACCAAGACTATCGTTCATTTTGGTAGCCTCTTCATATTTAAGTTGTAATTCTCTATAATCTCCGTCCTTTCCACAAGACTTGAAAATTAAGAAAAATATTACTGCTAATGCTAATAATAGCGCAAAATCTGACCACTTCATTTTAAATTGTATTTAGTTAATAAATTATTTCGTCTGGTGTTTATTTCTTCATACCTATACATATCCATCTCCACTTGATTGTGCTCCTGAAGAGTTAGGAGTATGATGTTCTCCTCATCAAGAGCGCCTTGTGGATACTTCTCTTTGGGAAGTATGTGGTGAAAGAACACTGATAAAGGCTGTTTACCAAGGTATTCACCACTTACTTCTGACTTGTGAGGTCTTTTTTCCCAAATTTGTAAGAAAAAGCGTGCTTGATCGGAATATTTCCGATGTTTGTCCTCTAATTTGTCCAGTTTTTTACGCAAAAAACTTGACATTTTGGACATTGGTTTTCTTGGTTTGTGTCTGAAACAGTAGTCTGATTCAGAATTGCACCCACATGTTTTACACTTCATAGGTGGATTATTTTATTCGATTATAAGTTTTATACTTCGATTTAGCATTATACATGTCTATAAGAAAGTTAATCTTATCCTTCCAAGCCTTATATTCTTTTTTACGCTTGTCAAGCTTCTCTCCTTCCTCTTCTAATTTATCTATTTCCTCCTGAAGCTCTCCAAGACTTACATACTGTTTCTTAAATAATGACATTTCATCATCTTCTAAAGATAAGATTAACCCCATAACGATAATTGATTTGGATCTACTAATATTTTTCTTTTCTTACCCTCTGTTTGTATCTTATGTATGATTTTATTAGCTCTTTCGATGTAATAATCATAATTGATATTATCCAGAGGATGATCTGCTGTTAAATGATTACATACATGCATCACCCAATCACCAGCTTCCACTTGAGAAACATCTGCTGCATTAGTGGTACAATCAGGATTCTTCACCTTTAATAACTTTTCACCCGATCTA